TGGCATCACCACTGCTGGCGTGAAGGTCGATTCCAGTGGCAAGGATTCTTTGTGTTTCGGGCTTTACGAATACGGCAAGAAAGTTGCGCTCGGCGAAGTTGTTGACCCAAACTTTTTCATGTCTTGGTGGGAAGCACCTGATGGCATGGATCACCGCGACTCTGCTACTTGGCGAGCCGCGAATCCTGGCTTCGATGACATTGTTTCGGCTGACGATTTCGAGTCGGTTGTGAACCGTACACCTGAGTCTGAGTTTCGGACTAAGCGTTGCAATCAGTGGGTTGCGACTTCTAGCACTTGGCTTCCTGCTGGTGCTTGGGATTCGGTTGCTGATTCTGGCCGCGTGGTTGCTGATGGCACTGACATTGTTCTTGCTTTTGACGGTTCGTTCAATGGTGACTGCACTGCCATTGTGGGTGTGACCACTGATGAGATTCCTCATGTGTTCGTTGTGGATGCTTGGGAGAAACCTGATGGCGAGGCTGCCGATTGGCAAGTGCCTGTCGCGGATGTTGAGCAGTCGATTCGCGATGCTTGCGCCAGGTGGCAGGTGCGCGAGATTGCTTGTGACCCTTATCGATGGGCAAGGACTTTTCAGGTTCTCGAGGATGAGGGTTTGCCTGTTGTCTTGTTCCCACAATCTGCCAGTCGTATGACTCCAGCAACGACTCGGTTCTTTGAGGCGGTGTTGAATCAGGCGTTGTCGCATGATGGTGATGCTCGGCTTGCTCGTCATGTTGGCAACGCAACTTTGAAGGCTGATGCTAGGGGTTCGCGCTTGGCTAAGGAATCCCGACACTCGCAACGGCGTATCGACTTGGCGGTTGCTTCGGTGATGGGTGTTGAACGCGCTGCTTTCTGGGCTTCGCAGGGTAATGGTTTGCCAATGGTTTTCGATCCTTGGTCGCTTGATGAATTAGGGGATTTCAATGAATAAGTTTTTCACACTGTCAATCGTGACAACGGTTGTCGAAATTGCAGGGGCTTTTTCAATCACCTTTGGTGTTGGCAAATTGTTTGGTTTGTCGGCAGCACTAATCTTGGGCGGAGTCTTTGCGATGACATTTGCTTTCTTGGCGGATAGGGCATGAGTATCTTTCGCCGCGGTGTCGGCGATGTAGTTGGCCGTTATCCACAGTTCAACAATTATGTTGCTCCGCTTTCTCAGCTGTACGGTCAAACAACTATCACTTCGAGTGCTGGCGAACGCATTGATGAGTGGACTGCGCTAGGGGTTTCCTCGGTGCTATCTGCGGTTTCTTTGTTGGCTGATTCGGTTGCTTCGCTTCCGCTTCGTGCTTATCAGATTGACCCTGCTGGCAAGCGCACTGGTGTTGCTGTTCCTGAAATCTTGGCGAACCCTGACCCTGCTTCTGGCACTGATTCGTTCGAGTTTATTCACACCACAATGGCTTCACTTGTGTTGCATGGCAACGCCTACATTCACATCGATCGTGACCGTTCGGGAAATGCGATTGGCCTTGTTCCGCTTCATCCGTACCAGATGCAGGTTCTGCCTAGTGGCGACCAGACTGGTCGTTCCTATTTGCATTTAGGCAATGAGATGGATGCCGAGAACATTCTGCACATTCGCACTTTCACACCGCCACAATCGTTGGTTGGCGTGTCGCCACTAATCCAGTCGCGCAACCTTGTCGGGTTGTCGCTGGCAATGGATCGTCACCTGTCGCAGTTCTACGCGGAAGGCGGAACACCTTCAGGCGTTCTGTCGACTGACCAGAAACTTACCCTTGACCAGGCACGAGTTGTGCAAGGTACTTGGGAAGCAACACACCGCCGCCACCGCCGACCAGCGGTGTTGTCTGACGGTTTGAAGTTCCAAACAATTACAACTTCCGCAGCTGATGCGCAAATGATTCAGTCGCGCGAACAGTTGATTCGTGACATCGCTCGAATCTATCGAATCCCTTCACACTTGATTGGCGCGACTGGCGACAATCAGACTTACCAGAATGTCGAGCAGGCTTCACTGAACTTCTTAATTTTCACAATCACGCCTTGGATTCGCAGACTCGAAATTGCGTTGTCTAAGATTCTCGGCCCTGACATGGATGTTGTTTTCGACTTCTCATCGTTGTTGCGTTCTGATGCTATGACTCGCGCTCGCGTGAACTCAGTGAACATCATGTATGGCGTGATGAGTCCGAATGAGGCTCGCCAGACTGTTGGCCTTGAACCTTACGATGGCGGCGATAGTTTCCGTCAGGCGTTGCCTGGTGCATTGGTTGGCGATGGTGAACCTCTTGGCGAGGACACTGATCCGAGTGCGCCGGTCATGGGAGTTCTTGACTAATGGCTGAAACATTTCGACCACCGCAAGGGGTTCGCGATGAGGCTGCACGCGCGTTGGCTTGGATTGCTGATGGCAAGGCTGGTGCCGGTTTCACTGACACTGGTCGCGCTCGCGCTGCGCAACTCGCTCGTGGTGATGCGGTTTCAGCTGACACGATTTTGCGAATGTATTCATTCTTTGCTCGTCATGAAGGTGACAAGCAAGGGCAGGGTTTCAATGTTGGTGACGAAGGTTATCCAAGCGCAGGTCGAGTGGCTTGGGCTGCCTGGGGTGGCGATGCAGGATTCTCCTGGTCGTCAAAAATCCGCGAACAATTATCTGCCCGAGTGGCTCAACTGGAAGGCGAAAGCATGGAATCTCGCGACATCGAGGAAACCGAAACGGTTTCGAACTTGCCCGAGGAATTGACGGAACTTCTTGGAACTGCGGTTCAGTTCTACTTCCGCGCACATGGCGCACATTGGAATGTCAGAGGTGCTGACTTCAGCGAGTACCACAAACTATTCCAAAAGATTTATGAAACCGCTTATGAACTCATTGACCCGATTGCTGAGAACTTGCGCAAGATTGGCGCAGTTGCTTGTTCGACTTTGACTGAGTTCGCTGCCTATGGTTATTTGCAAGATGCAACACCTGGTCAAGACCCGATGGCTCTTGCTCGCGACTTGCGCGATGCCAACGATGTGTTCCTTGATCAACTAGCGGATGTGTTTGATTGCGCTTCGAACTACAACCAGCAAGGCATTGCGAACTTCATCGCTGGTGCGATTGACGGTCAACAGTTCTACAAGTGGCAGTTGACGGCATCACTTGGCGAGGAAGTTACTGAGCCAGCAGTTGACCCTGTCGATGCTATGGGCATCGATGTTGACGATGCCGAGGCAATGATGCCATCGATGGAAATGGTGGCAGCGTATTCAGCCGAGGTTGATTCTATTGTGACTCGCGCAATGGCCGACAGTGTCAAGGTTGGTTCTTTTGTTTCTTGGAACAATGGCACTGCTCGCGCTCGTGGCAAGGTTGAAAAGGTTGTCACAACTGGCGCGGCTACTTCTAGCGATGGTTTCACTATGGATGCCACTGCCGAAAAGCCTGTGTTCGTTATCCGAATCTATTCATCAAAAGACAATGGCTTTGTCGAAACTGACACAACTGTTTTGCACTTTGCCGATGTCCTAACTGTTACCGATGACCTACCTTCCCCACGAAACGAGAACATCGACATGGAATCACGCAAATCAAGAATGGCCACAGCTGAGAGAGTGACAATGGATTGCGAAGTTCGCGCCATTGCAACCGATTCAACTTCCCTGCGAATCGGCGGTTACGCTGCGCAGTTCAACAAAGAAGCCACTGGCTTATCGTTTCGCGAAGTGATTGCGCCAGGCGCATTCACTCGCACCTTGCAGTCAGGTGAGCCAGTGTTCCTGTTGGTCAATCATGACACTGACAACCTTCCATTGGCTTCGACACAGTCCGGCACGATGTCACTTCGTCAAGATGAAACTGGCCTTTACATGGAGGCCGACCTTGATCCGAACAATCCTCGCGCACAAGAATTGGCTTCCGCTGTTTCCCGCGGCGATGTTTCTAAAATGTCTTTCGCTTTTACTGTCGAACCTGGTGGCGATACTCGCGAGGCTGGACTTCGTACTTTGCAGGACTTGAACTTGTTTGAAGTTTCTGTTGTCACTTGGCCTGCCTACGATGCGACCACTGTCGGAATGCGTACCGCTTCCGCTGAGGATGCTGAGGCTGAGGCTCTCGAACTACGCAAGCGGATGTTGGACTTGAAACAAAAGTTCAGCAATTCAAAGAACCGCTAACCCATAAGTTTCCCCTGTCGCAGTAATGCCTCGGCGGATTGCAATACCAAACCCAACTATTCTCACAAGGAGAAAAAATGTCATTACTTGACAACCTCAAAGAGGCTCGTTCAGCTGCTGCTGCCGAGGCTGAGGCGTTACTTGCTGGTGAAGCAACCGCCGAAGTTTTGGACTCAGTTGAAGCACGCCAGGCAGAAATTGCCGACCTAGATAGCAAGATCGAAAGTGCAACCGCACTTGAAGCACGCACTGCCTCTATCAAAGAAGCACGCGCTGCCGAAGGTGTTAAGACTTTCGGTTCGGCAGTAGTTACTCGCGAAGCGATGACCTACGACAAGGGCAGCGATAACTCTTTCGTTCGCGACATGATTGGCGCTCAACTTCGTAATGACGCACAGTCATGGGAACGGTTGAACCGTCACCAGTCTGAAATGGCTGTCGAACTTCGCGACATTAACCGCACCGACACAAGCGGTGGCGATTTCGTTCCACCTTTGTACCTAATCAACGAATACGCTGAATTTGCTCGCGCTGCTCGCGTAACCGCTGACCTAGTCACAAAGATGGCACTACCTGCTGGAACTGATTCAATCAACATTCCTGCAATCACCACTGGTACACGCACTGGCTTCCAGGCTGCTGACAACTCAACCACCTACGCACCAACAAGTCCTCGCGATCTTGTTACTGCAACCAACACTGGTCGCGTTGAAAGTATCACGGGCTACCAGAATGTAAGCATTCAGCTCGTTGAGCAGTCACCAATCGCTGGCGGATTAGACAAACTAATCTTTGGCGACTTGATGGCTGACTACGCGCTTCAGTTGAACTCTGCTGTTGCTGGCAACGGTGCTGGAACTGCTGGTTCGCTAAAGGGCTTTGTGACACTTGGCACAGATAGCACCAACGGCATTCCAACAACTTGGACTGAAACAACACCAACCGCAACTGGTGGCTTGAGTGCTATCACAAAGGCAATCTCGCAGGTTGTAACAAACCGTTACAAGGCAGTCGAAGCCATCGTTATGGCTCCGGCGACTTGGTACTGGTTAGCATCACAGGTTGACGGCTCAAGCCGCCCACTGATCGTGCCTACCGGCAACGGCCCATTCAACGCTGCTGGTGTAACAACCGCAGCAGGCGCACCTGCTGGCCTTGTTGGAACAATCTACGGCGTTCCTGTGTATGTTGACGCAACACTAAAGAACACCGCTGGCGCATCAACGAACCAGTCACCAATTTTGGTTGGCAAGTTCTCTGATTCTTACTTGTTCGAATCAGGCGTTAAGACAAGAGTTCTCCCAGATTTGCTGTCGGCAAACTTGACCGTCCGTTTTCAGGTATATGGCTATGCAGCTCTAATCCACCGCTACGCGAAGTCAGTTTCTGGCATCAGTGGCACTGGTGCAGTTACGCCTTCAGGCTACTAATCCAAACAATGACGGTGGCGACCTTGGCAACAGGGTCGCCACTGCCATTTCCAAAACTTAAAACTTTGTAGGGGTACAAATGGCAGGGATGAAAACTATTTTGCTTGAGGCAGTTGTTGCCTTGCAAAAGGTGATTGACAACAACGGCACTGTTGAACAGGTGCTTGAGTTACTCGATCACAATCAAGACTTTCCAAACATCGAGCGTGAAACCCGATGAGGTCGCGCGAAACTGTTTGCATCGCAATTCCGCATGACGGTTCGATTGATGCTCAAATGACTTTGGACTTGGTTTCGCTTATGCGCGACCGCCGAACGCGCATTGACTCACTTCAGTTGGCGCATGGCACTGGCCTTCTTGCTCGGACTCGCAATCTGATTGTGAAAAACTTTCTTGATGATTCGAATGCTGACTGGTTGTTGATGGTTGATTCCGACCAGTCGTTGCCGATTTCGGCTTTTGATTTGTTGGTTGAGTCTGCCCATAAGGATGACCGACCTGTTGTTGCTGGGTTGGTGTTCGCCGCTTTCTACGACAATGAAGTGTTGCGACCTGTTCCGGCAATCTACAACATTGCACCGAATGGCGCGATGCTTCCGATTGACGACTATCCAAAGAACGAACTCTTTCAAATCGATGGTTCTGGTACTGGTTGCATTCTCGTTCACCGCGATGTTCTTGTGGCTATTCGCGCGAAGGCAACTGCGAATCAGGGAACTAACTGGTGTTGGTTCTTTGATGGCGCAATCGAGGGTCGCTGGTTCAGTGAGGACTTGTTGTTCTGTCGCAAGATTCTTGCTTTAGGTTTCCCTATCTTTTGTCACACTGGCGCGATTCTTGGTCATCATAAACAGTTCTGGTTGGATGACCGCCAGCACGATCACTGGAAATCCGTTAATAAAATCTAATCTCTCGGGGGCAATGAACACCCCTGCCATTGTCCCCGAGTCCCTTTTGAAGGAGTGTTGATGTCGACCAATTACCCTGGCGCATTGGATTCATTTGTGAACCCAACTGCAACTGACACGCTTGACAGCGCAACTGTTCCTCATGCTGCGCAACATGACAACATCAATGATGCGATGTCAGCTGTTCAGGTCACTCTTGG